TAATTATCTAAGATTCACAACACAAGCAGGTATCACATCAGATGTTAACGTTGGAACAGGCGGAAGCGTAGTTCCTATTGCTAACGCTAGAGTCAATGCTGCTGATGATGGTCTCCACATGAAGGTATTCCAGAGAAATCATGGAATGTATGCTGACACCAATAGAGTCACACTTCAAGGTGTTGGATCTGATATCCCTGCTACTGCTTTGTCAGCAGTGTATAGTAGAACTTCTACCGCTGCAATCTCAGTCGGCAGCACTGCTAATATGGCAGACTTTGAAGGACTGCCTGTCAGTGCCAGCAACCCCGGATATGTCAAGATTGGTAGTGAGATTATCTCTTACACTGGTGTTGCTGGAAATACCTTAACTGGTATCACTAGCAGAGGTGTTGATGGAACTCTGCCAGCATCTCACGCACTTAACGAACTCGTATTCAGATATGAGTTTGGTGGCGTATCTTTGAGAAGAATTAACAAACAGCATCTGTTTGCTGATTCGGATATAACTGATGGTGTCGGTATTGACTTCTACCACATCAAAGTCAACATGGCAGAAAATGGAATTGACAGAAGTGCCACTTCCTCCTCATACTCCTCTAGATACTTCACTTCAGGAAGAACTGGTGGTGGTATCGCTGCTAGAGGAACATACAACCTGCCATATTCTATGATTATTCCTAATCTTAGAACTATTGCTCCTAGTGGTGTTTCTCTTAACGCATCTGTTAGAACCGTTTCTGAAACTAGTGTTGATGGAACAGAAATTTCATTCCTTGATAAGGGATATCAAGAGGTGTCTCTGAACGAGCAGAACTACTTTGAGTCTCAAAGAATGGTTGCCTCACCTACCAATGAGGTTACATACTTGAATGCTCTTCCTGGTTCTAAGTCAATGACTCT